CCCACGTGTTCGTGGCACGTAAAATTAACGATAGGAGGAAGTATTTATGAGGGAATTTTTAAAGGGTCTAGAATTAGACAACGAAACTATTGACACAATTATGGCAGAGGTAGGAAAAAGGCATCAAGGTTTAAAAGAGGAAATCGAAAAACTTGAAAACCAAAATAAGGAATACCAAACTAATATAAATGAGTTAAATAGCAAAATTGCCGAAAGCGAGGAAAGTTTAAAAACTCTCGAACAGACGACAAATGAGAATAGGGAACTTAAAACACAAATGTCTTTAAAAGACAGCAATGTTAAGAGTGAATTTATGAAATTTGTCGGCAGTGAAATTATGAGTAAAGTTGACGATGCTCACGATTTTGCGAGTGTGCTTGGAGACTATAAAAAAGAAAACCCGCAATTTTTTGGGGATACAGTAGTCAAGAAAGTACAAAGTTCGCCTGTATTAGCAGGCGGAAATCCAGAGCCTCAAAGTACAAACAATATAATGAATGATATTTTGAGAGCGACAAAATAATTTTAGAAAAGAAAAGGAGAGATTTATTTATGGCAACAGGAATAACTAGAAGCGACGTAGATGCTGTTATTGAAACACAAGTCGCTGAAGAAATATTTCAAGGCGTAACAAAAGAAAGTAAAGCACTTTCTATGTTCCGCAGACTACCAAATATGTCTAGCGATAAGACAAAATTAAGAGTTCTAGACAGTCTACCTATTGCTTATTTCGTTGATGAAACAACAAACAATGGTAGAAAAAATATTACAAAACAGGCATGGGCTAACAAGTATATAAATGCAGCAGAGTTAGCAGTTATCGTTCCTATTAAGGAAAATCTACTTAACGATGCAGATATTGATATTTGGGCTCAAATTAGACCTAGAATTGTAGAAGCATTTGCAAAGAAAATTGATAATGCTATGTTCTTCGGTGTAGATAAACCTACTGATTGGAGAAAAGGTTTAGTTCCATCTATCGTAGATGCAGGTGCAGAAGTAACTGAAACAGGAAGATTATATAGCGACATCAATGATGTAATGACTAAGGTTGAAGAAAGTGGATACAATGTAAATGGTATCTTAGGTGGTGTTGGACTTAAAGGTAAGTTCCGTATGATGACTGATACAACAGGACAACCTTTAAATACTACTGAAATTGGTAGCGTATCAAGATACTTTATGGATAATGGTGTTTGGGATAAGAGCACATCAACTTTAGTTGCTGGAGACTTTAGCCAAGCCGTATATGCTATTCGTCAAGATGTAACTTATAAGATACTTACTGAGGCAGTTATTCAAGACCCTAGCGATGGTTCTATTCTTTATAACCTAGCACAGGATGACATGGTGGCTCTACGTGTAACAATGCGTCTTGGTTGGGAAATTCCAAACCCTGTAAACGCATTAAACGAAACTGCTACTCGTTTCCCATTTGCAAGTCTAAAACCAGAAGAAAGTCTTTAATAAATAAAAATAAGAGAGGTGTTTCAATATGGAGTTCGATGAAGAAAAACAATATTTGTCCTATGACGAGTATTTAGACTTGGGCGGACAACTAGACGAAACACCTTTTGATTTATTAGAATATGAAGCAAGACGAAAAATTGATGCTAGGACACAAAATAGATTAAGAGATATGAGTAATGAAGAAATACCGCAAGAGGTAAAAATGTGTGTGTATAATATGATAAATCTTATGATGACATATACAGAAAGTTTATCTAATGTGAATAAAGGTATTGCAAGTGAAAATATTGACGGCTATTCCGTGAATTATATAAATACTAGCCAACTTTCTCAAATTTTAAAGGCAAAAAGTCAAGATTTAGATGATTGCGTCGAAGAATATCTTACAGGCGTTATAGTAAATAACGAGCATTTGTTATATTTAGGGGTTAAGTAATATGCTTACTAATTCTAAATTGACAGTTTATCATAAGGTATTCGATGCAGACACTAGAGATAATAAGTGGATACGATATAATTATGACAATGTATGGTTTTTCGGTGGAAAAGGTGCTAGATTAAGCAAAGGATTAAATGATGCTAATGATGTTGAAATAAGGATACCCTATTTTGATACATTAGATATAGGCAATTTTTCTTTAGGAGATATTTTAGTACAGGGCGAATTAAATGAAAATATAGAAACACAGCAAGATTTAAAGAATTATCTTACTTATAATATTACAAGTCTAGTAAATAATACTTTCGGCAATAATCCTCATATACACATAGGTGGAAGATAATGCCCGTTGGTTTTAAACCTACTAGCCAAATTAAGGCAAAGTTAGGAATTGAAGCAAATGGTAGAGTGCAAAAGTTCTTTACTCATAGTTGCCGAGTTCATATGGATAAATATGTTCCATTTGATACAGGTACACTAGCCGATACTGCTTATGAG